AGCGGCTTTTCAGGTATTTCTGGCTATAGCGGGTCTGGTATTTCTGGTTATAGCGGTTTTTCGGGACCACAAGGCCCACAAGGTACTTCCATTAATATTAAAGGTACCGTTGCAAATCCAGCCCTTTTACCACCCACTGGCAACACAGTAAACGATGCGTACATTGTAACGTCAGATGGTGATTTGTATGTTTGGAACGGCACAACTTGGAACAACGTAGGTCCGATTGTTGGTCCTTCTGGATCCAGTGGCTTTTCTGGATTTAGTGGATTTAGTGGATTTAGTGGTTTTTCCGGTATTTCTGGCTACAGTGGCTTCTCCGGTATTTCTGGCTACAGTGGCTTCTCTGGTATTTCTGGCTACAGTGGCTTCTCTGGTATTTCTGGCTACAGTGGCTTCTCTGGTATTTCTGGCTACAGCGGCTCCGGAGTTTCTGGTTATAGCGGGTTTTCTGGTATTTCTGGATATTCTGGTTCCGGTATTTCAGGATATAGTGGAACATCTGGATATAGTGGCGCAAATGGCGCAACTGGAACATCGGGATATAGTGGATTTTCTGGTATTTCGGGTGCAACAGGCGCTTCAGGTATCTCAGGTTACAGTGGCTTTTCTGGTTACAGCGGACAAGTAGGAACATCAGGTTACTCTGGATACAGCGGTATTTCTGGATATAGTGGCTCTAACGGTGCAACTGGTACTTCCGGTTACAGCGGTTACTCTGGCTTCTCGGGTATTTCTGGTTTTAACGGAGCAACAGGAACCTCTGGCTATTCAGGATTTTCAGGTTACAGCGGAACAACAGGCCTTTCAGGATTTAGTGGTTTTTCTGGTTACAGCGGCACATCTGGTACTTCTGGCTACTCAGGTTACAGTGGAACGAATGGTTCAGCAGGCGCATCAGGTTATTCAGGTTATAGTGGTTCCGGTATTTCTGGTTATAGCGGAGCAACGGGCACATCAGGCTTCTCTGGCTATAGTGGCGCAGCTGGTTCAGCAGGTACTTCTGGATACTCAGGATATTCCGGTTTTGCGAGCACATCCGGTTCTTACCAAGTTGGATCATTTGGAGTCGGCACAGCAGCTTCCGGCACAACAGGTGAGATTCGTGCAACCAACAACATTACAGCTTACTATTCTGATGAGCGTTTAAAAACCAAGACGGGTAACATTGAAAACGCCTTGGATAAACTGTGCGCAATTGAAACCATGCTGTACCATGCAAATGAAACAGCGGTAGCATTGGGATACGATGCCTCAATTCCTGAAGTTGGTGTTACAGCTCAATCTGTACAAAAAGTACAACCAGAAGTTGTAGTGCCAGCCCCAATTAGTGACAAATATTTAACTGTTCGTTATGAACGTTTAATCCCGCTAATTATTGAAGCAATTAAAGAGCTAAGAGCCGAAATTAAAAAATAATTGTGGTATAATAGGGGTTCGTATGAACTCCTTTAGGATAACATGAAATACAGCATTGTAATACCAACTTACAATAATTGTGAGAAGTATTTAAAACCGTGCATTGACTCTATCATTAAGCACACAGATATGGCCGACGTGGAGTTGGTCATATCCGCAAATGGGTGCACGGATAATACAAGGGCATATTTAGATTATCTAGTAACAGCAGTACCTAATTTGTACATCGCTTGGAGCGATGCGCCGTTAGGGTTTGCCAAAGCCACAAACAAAGGTATTAAGGTTTGTAAAGGCGATAAAATTGTATTGCTGAACAATGACACGGTTATCCTTGACAAAGGTTGGTTGGAAAAACTAGATTCCAAAGGCGATATTTCAGCAGTTTGGACGCAGTTTTCACACATCACACAACGACGTTTTGCGGTGTTTTTCTGCGTGATGATTGACCCAAAAGTATTTCAAAGTATTGGTTTTCTGAATGAAGACTATGCCACTGGTGGCTGCGAAGACATTGAGTTTTGCTTTGAAGCCGAACAGGCTGGTTTTAAGATTGATGCTAACTGGGACGATGGATCGTTTCCAATCTACCATAAAGCCGAAGGTACTGTACACGATGAAACATTGGTACAAGACTGGTCTAATAAGTTTCTCTTAAACGAACTTAAATTAGCTGAGAAATATAATAAAGAGTGGTATTACTGGCGTCTGTCTAACAACTATGAGCGCGCAGTATTCCTTAAAGATGACCCAGTATTCCCGCGCGAGACACAGCGCTATGAGTGGGCAGCAAAGAATTTACTAACCGGTTCTATTTTAGAGATCGGTTGCTCCACTGGATATGGATACCAGTTTTTAAACCAAGATGTGCCGTATATGGGTTTGGATTATGACCCGATTATTGTTGATGTAGCTAAAAACCAGCACTGGTCTGATAATGCAACGTTTTACCAAGCTGATATCAATACGTATGAGCTCGGACAGTACACAAATATTGTTGCATTTGAAGTAATTGAGCACTTAGATAACGGCTTAGAGATTGTAGAAAAGCTAAAAAAGCACTGTAAACGCTTATTGATTACCGTGCCACACAATGAGCCAAAAGGCTTTTGGGGCGAACATCACAAGCTGCATGGTTTGACTGAAAAAGATTTTCCGGGTTTTAAGTTTGCATATATCAGCCACGACGGAACTATCTCAGAAAAGATGCAAGCCGTAAACGCTGCGAATCCTAGCAACTTGATGATTTGCAGGTGGGACAATGAGTAAAGTACTGTGCTCTGTGGCAACACGGGGGCGGTACTTCACAACACTGCCTCTGGTATTAAACGCTATCATAAACCAGTCTAAACCGGTTGATAAGCTGGTTATTTTTGATGATAACGATGAGCCGCAGGACATGCGGAAAGAGATGATTTACCAATACTTTTTCCAGATGTTACAGCACAAAGGTATTGAATGGGAATGGTTATATGCTGAGAAAAAAGGTCAGCATCATATTCACCAAGCAGCAAACAATATGGGCTATGAGTGGGTATGGCGTTGTGATGACGATGCAATCCCAGAACCAAACGTCTTAAAAACGCTTTATAGCCACATAGGAGACGATATTGGCGCAGTAGGTGGGTCAGTATTAACCCCGCCTTATACGCCCGATACAAGGGCTGTAACAGGCCTTATTGACTACATTGATTCTGAGCCAAACATCCAATGGGGTGTGATATACGAGGAAAAGCAAGTTGAGCATTTACATTGTACTTTTCTGTACCGTGCTGGTACTTGCGATTACAATCTGGGATTGTCTCGCGTCGCACACAGGGAAGAAACACTATTCACTTACAGCTTACATCAAAAGGGCTATAAGATCCTGGTTGTACCCGAAGCAATAACGTGGCACATGAAGAATCCTCAAGGTGGGATTCGTAGCGAAACAAGAAGGGAAATGTATGAACATGATGAACAAATTTTTAGAAATATTCTTGGACACCGTGATCGTACCATTGTGGTTCTCAATTGTGGTCTTGGCGACCATATTGTATTCAGTCGCATACTTCCTTCAATACCTAATGCTGAAGTTTATTCATGTTACCCTGAAGTGGTTCCCGGGAAGCCTATAGCGCAAGCAATCCAGCTATATGGTGATTTAGACCGTTGGAATGTCTATAAAAAGATGGACCAATGGAAGTGGAAAGATAGTTTGGAAGCTGCGTACAGAAAGATGTACTTATGATAATCATAGCACCATACGCACAGAAGCTAAGAACCGGTAAATTAAACCCTAAAAACTACCCGTATTGGGAGGAGTTAATCAGCAAGATTGACGAGCCAATAATACAAGTTGGTGTAGAAGGTGAAACGCAACTTGTGCCAGACTTTAGAAAGAATTTGCCGATTGCAGAATTGCGCAAGCTAATTCAAGAATGCCGTACTTGGATTGGCGTAGATAGCTTCTTCCAACATTTAGCTTGGGACGAAGGTAAAAAAGGAATTGTATTATGGGGTCCTTCCGACCCACTAATCTTTGGGCATCCAGAGAATATTAATCTGCTAAAAGATCGATCATGTTTAGTAGATAACCAATTTATATGGTGGGAAGCTACTGAACACCGAAATGATCGCTTTGTAAAACCAAAAGAAATATTAGAGCATCTAAAGGAATAAACTATGGCCCAATCAGGCTACGCACCCATTCAGCTGTATTACAGCTCTACAACCGGCCACGTTCCGCCAGCAGGTAACTTGGTTACGGGCGAGCTTGCGTTTAACGTAGCAGATGGTGCAATATTTTACAAAAACCTATCTAACGTTGTAACCCAACTTGCTGGTCTATCTGGATACAGTGGTTACTCTGGTATTTCTGGTTATAGCGGATATAGTGGATCCGGCGTATCTGGGTTTAGTGGTTTTAGCGGCTATAGTGGTGCGGTTGGTACCGGTACATCAGGTTACTCTGGATATAGCGGATATTCAGGAACAAACGGCGCGTCAATTCTTACAACAGTAAATAACTTTACTAATACCAATACTTTTGCAACAACAGTATCCATTGGTTCTACATTAACACCCGGAACATTGTACGTTAAAGGTGGTAACTCAAATAACGTATTGATTGACAACGCAGGCCAGCAATTTACTACAGTTTCGTTATATAATAACGGAACAGAAAAAACCCAATGGTATTGGGACCAAAC